TCCTCCTACACCCTCGTGCTGTATGGCTCTTGACATCGGCCGAATGCGTGAGCGGGTGACGGTCCAGCAGGCGACCGAGCGGCGCAACTCGCTCGGCGAAACCACGTTGGAGTGGGCGACGTATGCAACCCGATGGGCCAGCGTCCAGGGCGTCAGCAGCCGCGAGGCCCTTGAGCTCGGCCAAGTCGACATCAGCGTCACTCACCGGGTGCGGATGCGGTACGTCGACGGGATGACGCACAATATGCGACTTCTCTGGCGTGGCCGGCTGCTAGAGATCGTGTCGCTTCTCGAATACGACAACCGCAGCGAGCACGTGGCGATCTGCGAGGAGGCGGTCTGATGGCACGATTTACAGGCACCACAATCGAGTTCCCAGAGATAGCAGGACTCCTCAAGGAACTTCGGCAGTTCCCAAGCAACATCGCCGCCAAGCATCTCGGTGCCGCTCTTCGCAAGGCATCCAAGCCGGCACAGCAGGCCCTTAAAGCCGAGGTGCGTGCTAACCAAAAAGGACCGACCGGGAACCTTTTGAGAGCAGTCACGACTAAGGTGGTTACTTACAAGAAAAGCGGGAACGCGGTTGCACTAGTCGGATTTACAAAGGCAGGCACAGGCAAGTCCCAAGCTACAAAAGGTTCAGTTCGCAAAGGCAAGGACCGCGCTTTCCATGCCGGGTGGTTGGAGTTTGGCACAAAGCCAAGACGAACCAAAAAGAAATCCATTGCGTCAAGCTACAACAAGCTCGGACCTTTTACGCTTGCCAAGGTTGCAAAGCGTGGCAAGTACGCCGGTCAAGTGCGCGTTAAGACTAAGCCTAAATACCCAAAAGCATTCTTCAAGAAAGCTCCTGACGGGCGCATGGTGTTCTTGGGCCAGACGCAGCCAGAAGCTCCCATTAAGACGTCCTGGCGCAAATCGCAAGGCAGCGTCCGCTCTGCAATGCAGCAAGGCATGGCCCAGGCTGTTGAAAACGCCGGCAAGGATTTGGCGAACAAGTTCCCGCCGAAACGAGGAGGCGGCGTCGGGCCGACACCATTCTGATGCTCAAATCCCCAGAAGCAGTGCTGATGCGGCACCTCTTGGCGACGCCCGACGTGGCCCGATTGGTGGGCCGCCGCGTATACGCCATGATTGCCCCGACGTCGGCGACGTACCCATTCATCTCGTACCGACGCACGAGCATCCAGCGTGAGCAGGCCATGCAGAATCCCGTCGGCGTGCCGCGGGTCAGCGTCGACTTCGAGGTGTACGCCGGCAGCTACGAGCAGGCTCGAGAGACGGCAGACGCGGTGCGGGCGGCTCTGGATGGCTACGGGGGCTCTGCCCTAGGCTGCACGGTGTCGCAGACGTCTCTGGAAAGCGAGGCTGACGACTTCGTGACGCTGCAGGGCGGCGACCTTCCGCCGGCCTATCAGATCACGCAAACCTACGACGTATGGTGGCAGGAGAGCTAGCACATGGCATCGACGCCTCATGATTCTTCCGGGTCCGGGCTGACGATTGGCTCGAGCACGTTTACGCTAACCAGCGTCACGGTAAACTTTTCGGACGTCTCGGGCGAGTCCGACCGGATCGACGTTTCGCATCTGGGCCAGGCGACTGGCGAGGAAATCCTGACGCAGGCCCGGCCGCTGATTGGCTCGGCGACAGGCGAGACCGGCAAGGAGCTTTCATTCGACTACATCGGCACGACGCAGCTGGCCGGCGGGACGACGGGTACATACTCCTTAACCGGGCCTGTGTCGTTGAGCGGCAACGCAACCGTTTTGAGCTCTAGCGTCACCCTAGCCGTCAATGACGTCGTGCGTGGCTCGGCAACTGTTCGGATAAGCTGAGGCTGCTTGACGGGTGCCTGAAGATTGACCGCGTGAGAGGTCGCGACACGCCGCAGGCGAGTCACCTGTCAGCGTTTCAGACGAGGCATACCAATGGCACTGAGCAAAGAACAGATTCTTGCAGCCGACGACCTGGGCCTGCTCGAGGTCAACGTTCCCGAGTGGGGCGGCAGCGTCTTCATCCGCGTGATGAGCGTAGGCGAGCGAGACAGCTACGAAAACGACTGGATGGTCAACAAGAGCAAAGGCGTGGACAACTTCCGTGCCAAGTTCCTGCAGCGGGTGCTCTGCGATGAGAAGGGGCAGCTGCTGTTTTCACCCGACGAGGTGGCAGCCCTGGCAAAGAAGTCTGCCAAGGTCGTTGGCACGCTCTGGGAAGCGGCCATGCGGCACAACAAGATGACCGACGAGGATGTGGAGGAGCTGGCAAAAAACTGAACCTGCGGCCCGCCAGACTGTTCCTGTTCCGGCTGGCCGCATGTCTCGGGTGGAGCGTCAGGCAGATATGCACGGAGATGGATTCACGAGAGCTGAGCGAGTGGCTCGCCGTGCATACGCACTTCATGCCGTTGCCAGATCCGTGGCATCAGACGGGTGTGCTGGCGTCTGCGGCCCTGGCACCGTACAGCAAGAAGGGCCACCCGCCAAAGGCCATGGACTTCGTGCCGATTCAAAAGCCGCCGCAGCACGAAGAGCAGATCGCCGCAGCACTGCGTCAACTTCAGCAAGAACTGCGAGGTAGATAATGGCCACCGCAGTTGGCTTGAACATGAAGATGACCGCGGACACTTCGGGCCTGGGCCGAGGTATGACGCGGGCCGAAAAGTTGCTGCAGGGCATCGACAAAAATGCCAGGTCGTCTGCGCGTTCCCTGCGAGCAATCGCAACCATTCAAATCGGAGGTGCGTTGCTCAAAGGGCTTAGCAGCGTCAGTTCTGCCATCATGGGCTACGTGGCAGACGTTAGGCAAGCAGCCGGAGCCATCCAAAACTTTGCCCAAATATCTAATAGCTCAGTCGCAGAGTTTCAGCGTTTCGCCGCCGCAGCCGGAACAGTCGGGATTGAAAATGAAAAACTCGCCGACATTTTCAAAGACGTCAACGACCGCATCGGTGACTTCTTGCAAACTGGTGGCGGCCCAATGGCCGACTTTTTTGAGAATGTTGCTCCTAGAGTTGGCGTGACTGTAGATCAGTTCCGCAAGCTGTCGGGGCCGCAAGCCCTGCAGCTATACGTCAAGACGCTGCAAGACGCAAACCTTTCGCAGCAAGAGTTCACCTTTTACTTGGAGGCGATGGCTAGCGACACGACGGCACTGATTCCGCTATTGAAAAACGGTGGCGAGGCATTTCTGGAAATCGCTAATCGTGCTGAACGTCTTGGCATCGTTCTTTCGGAAGATCAAGTCGGTGCGATCCGGGAGATGAACGGTGCGCTGACTTTGGTTCAAAAGACGTTTGAGGGAATCATAGGCCAAGTGACGGCTAATCTTGCTCCTATCGTTACTGCTATCACGGAAGAGTTCCTGCAGTTTGTTGAGGCGTTCGAGGGCGTAAACGGTGCACAGGGCGGCAACGCCATTGCTCAGCTAATCACAAAGACAATCTCTAACGGGCTAGAGTCTTTTCTCAACGTCCTCAAGGCTCTTGGGAACGGCTTGATTACGCTGCTCGACGCACTTGGACGAGTCTCGGCACGCATAGCAGAGTTGTTTGGGTTTGACCTGCGATCCGACAGGCAACGCCAGCTTGAGCAAGAGCGGAGCGTAGTCAACCGCGACTTGACGAATGTGCAGCGAGGTGTCGCTCAGGCACAGGCTCAAGGGCGAGACACAACAGCAGCACAAGAAGCTATTGACACCCTGCGTGCTCGCCTAGAAGACCTGAACAAGCAGATCGCCCAAGAAACTGGCGAGGGACTGGCAGAGTTGCTGCGTGCCGGTCTGAATCAAGGAATCGACGCCGCGATTGCAGCGAACCAACGCGTGGCAGACAAACTGGCTGACAATGCTGCAGCAGCTGAGCCAGTCGTCCAAGCAGACGTCGCTGCGGTTGAGGCTGCGGTGGCCTTTAACGAAAAGGCATGGGAGGCTGGCCTTAACGAGTTTGAGCGCAAGTTCTTTGGTCTCGACAAGCCAGACGTTGCAGCCGCCGTCAATCCTGCGATCCAACGGATTGCCGATGCAATCGAGGCGTCGGAAAAGCAAAGGTCTGATCGTGCCTCTGAGATTGAGAGCAGT